TTCACGTTTGCCATTGATTGATTGTACAATTTCAGGCGCTTTAATTGGGTTGTCTTTTGTCTTGGTGCTAAATCCTTTTATCAGAATTGGCACTAACTTCTTTTCTTCGTCGGTCATTTCCCTTGTAAGGAATTCAAAATTTGTTATCATAAAGTATTATTGGTTAATATCTGCCAATGCTAATATACGCATTTTTAATTGTTTAATTTCCAATTCTTTAATTCCTAAACTTATTTCAAGTTGTTTAATCTTTTCAATTAAACCTTCAATTTCCAATTCCATTAAAGTCGTTTGTTTTAGTTCGTAGTAATTAGGCATTTTGGTCAATTTTAATTTGGTCAATTTGGTTTTCTGTTTGTTCGTCCTGTGCAACTTCTTCTTCGTCGTCGTCTTCAAAGTCGCAATGCTCTAAGCAATCCGGACAAATGTCCATTTCCGTAAAGTTTGTATGTGCGCCGCAGCAAGTTGAATATGGCATATTATATGTTTTCAATTAAAGCGGTTAACAATAAAGCGCCGGCAACAATAGCAAAGAACCAACCCATACCCAAAGAATCTTTGGCGTATTGCTTTTGACGGGCAGCTAATAGTTCTAAATGTTTTTCCTGTGGTGTTTTTAATTTGTTTGGCATAGTTGTAAGTTTTAAAATGTGCGTTGGTCAGTCGCACCCCTGACTTTGGGGGTAGTAATTAATTAAAAAAATGTATGTGTTCTGTGTTAAATCCTAATTCTTTACAAAGTTCAAGTCCTTCAGTTGTTAGGCAATACATATAAAATGATTCGCCTTCGTGGCAATTGTAAATTAATTCTTTTTTAACTAATGAACCTAAAATTCCTTTTTCACTTGCGTTTCTTACGCTTGTAAATTCTGAAAGTCCGTCTTCAATTTGTAGTGAACAAACTTCTTTTAAAATAATTTGTTCTTTTTCTGTAAGATTTGTAATTGTTGTCATAATGTTGGTTTTTGTTTGTTTGATAAATCAAAGATATATTAACTTATATACACCTTCCAAACATATTGCCAACTATTTTTCAACTTTGTGATGAACGGTAAATAATAAGGATAAACGGTTTATCAATCATAAATGAGCCGATTATGAATCATTTGCGCCTCAAAGTTGCCTAATAAAGCAACTTTTGTGATTGATTAAGCAAAGGCGTAACGCCCTGAACCGCGCTTAACATTGTGATTCTGCCAAGCCAAAGCCAATGAAACAACGCAATCGTCGTGGAATCCGGACGGTGCTGAATACCTTACACCATTTGCGGTGAACTGATATTCAAACACGTCTAATTCGTCCACAATAACACCTTCAGGAAATCCAATTTTAGCCTGTTGAATGGCTGAAGCTAAACCTTCCATTAATTGTTGTTTGCTTTGACTTGTAAACTTTAAACCTTCAATGTTTACACCTTCACGAAGCAAGTCTTCAAGTATTGGGTCACCAACACCCGTTGAATCCACGATTATAGGCGCAGGCGGCAATCTTTTTATGGTTTCCTTAGTGTTATGCCAATCCAATTGGAAGCGGTCAAAATAAGCCACGTTTCCGCTTTTATCCAACCCAATGATAACAGTAAAGTCAACAGACTTTGCAAGGTCAATGCCGTAACAAACAATTGTCTGTGCTGATAATGGTTTTATGCAACGTCTTATAAATGCGTTCCCAAAAGGGTTGGCGCTATTTTCTGCGGGGTCTGCTAAGTATTCTTGATTAAATACGACTTCAGGTAATTGTATTCGGGCGTCGTCTATTTCACGGGGGTTTATGTGCGGGTTGTCGTAGGTGCTAAATTTAAAGCTTTGCCAATCATTTTCACCCTGCTTCATAAACAGGGAATAAAAAAAGTTTTTGCCACGTGGTGTTGAAAGGAAAACCGCACGCCCTTCGTAATCGGTCAGCGTTGGGCGTATGCTATTTGACCAACCGTCTTCAAGGTCTGAAATAAAAGCAGCTTCGTCAATAATAACCAAATGGAATTTACGACCGCGCAAGTTGTCCAACCTTTCACCTGTAAAGAATTCAATTGAACCTTCGTTGGGACAGTAAATTTTAAGCTTTGATATATTGTTTTTAAATGGCAATGTCTTTGTCAGGCGTTCAAAGAATACCTGTGCCAATCCGTATGTCGGTGTAACGTATGCAACTGACCCGCCTTTTAAAGCTTCTGTGATTCCAAGTATCTGTGAAAGTTCTGACTTACCAAAACGACGTCCGCACATAACGACAATAAAACGTTTATTGGAATCCAATATTTGCCTTTGGTTAATATGTGGTGTTGGAAGTTCTATGCGCATAATGTAAAGATATGCACTTTGTAATCTATTTACAAAATGGTTTTGCCGTCAACAAATACGACTTCAATTCGTGAATCCTGTTGAACGTCAACCTGTTCTTTTGGTTTACCGTAAACACGGGACAATAAGGTGTCCATTGAATACAGACTTCCGTTATTCATTGACTTAGTGATTGCCTTTGCAACAGTCATTTCAAGCACAGTTGCTTCCGGGTTCTTTGTAACCGCTTCCAATTCCTTTGGGGTCATTGACATTAACGCCTGTATTGAATCGTTTATTTCGTTTAATTTGTAACCTTGTTCTTTTAATAGACTAACGTATTTTCTTGGTCGCCCTTCTAAGTTGCGTCTTGAATCTTCGCCCGCTTTGAATGGTTTTAAACCCGATATATTTTTTGCCATAATTACACAGTTTGAACACAGTTTTATCGTCCCTGACCTTTGTACGCTTTTGGTCTTTGACTATGTTTGTTATAACTCTTTTTCGCGTGTCCGCGCTTTCTTTTACCGAATGATACTTTGCGACTGTCTTGTTTAACCTTTGCCATTTAATACTTTATTGTGAATTTCCTTTAAATATTGATAATGTGTCTTTGTGTCGCCCATAACAACGTGACAATATCTGCATAAAGCTTGTAAATTGTCAATCGTATCTTCTTTTTTCGTTCCGCCCATTCCACGTGCGTCTATATGGTGAATGTCAACTGCTTTTTGTCCGCATACTTCGCAGGGAATAAAGTCTTCTAAACCGTAGCCAAAATAATCAAGATAAATTTTAGTGTGTTTCTTCATCTATTTGTTTAAGCTTCTTTTGCGCCCATTCAACACCTTCGTTGCCACCCCAAGCCAACCACATTAAAGCGCCACAATCTGTTTTTGGGTCACCCTTTGAATTATCCCTGTGCCTTTCAAAAGACGACATTCTTGCAATTGTGTCCCTTGTAATTTTATCGCCTTTTGCTAATTGGTTAGCGCGCGCCCAACCAACAGGCGTTCCGCAATTACGGTCGTATTGGTTTCGTATGTTTATTGCTCTTTGTGCGTTTACCCTTGCTGCCTGTGGATAGTCGTTGTAACTGTCAACCATTGAAACACGTATTGCCGCCCATACGCTTTGCGCTTTTTCTTCTGTTTGGTATATACAAGAACCGTTGCCAATTCTATATTTCCCGTTTGAACATTTAATTACCGGCATTGCTAATTAGTTTATTGTAAATAGCGAATCGGTGTTTATTTACTTCGTGTAAATTGAAGTTCTTATTGCAATACTCGTATAAAGCGTTTCCGTAGCTTTTACGGGCGTCAGGGTCTTTGGTTAACAGTTTTATCCAATAGTACCAATCCTTTTGGCTATTGACGTGGCAGGCGGGATAAAATCCTTTGTACGGGTGTACGTTACTGACAATGGCGGGGTTTTTCTTTGCTGCGGTTTCAAGTACCTTTAAATTAGACTTCATTGAATTAAACTTTGAATCAATTAATGGTATTAATGAAATATCTGAATCCGCATAGGCTGCCATATATTCGGTAACCTGATTAAAATTGTAAATAGTTGGGTTTAGTTTTAGTCCGTTGGTAAATGCGCAAATCATTCCGTCCCAAATTGGCTTTTCGCCTTCGTTGAATCCGGCAATAACTGTACGTACAGGAAAATTAATACGCTTCATTGGGTTACGTAATATTTCCAAGTCTTTGCCGTGCGTTCCTGAACCTGACCAAAATAAACGAACAAGGTCTGAATCCTTTTTAAAATCCTTAAACTGTTCTTCGCCGTATGGAATAGCATTTGGCACAATTTCAATATTGGTATTGTATGGCTTTACTTCTTCAGCTAATCGTTCGTGCGTAACTGTGCAAAGGTCTGCAATTCTTAACCAATCAATAATTTGCTGACTAACATTATTTAAAACATATCGTTCGTGTAAAATGTGCGAAGGGTCTAAATACCAAAAATCGTCATTGTCAACAATTAATTTAAAACCAAACTTAGTGCGCCAAGCGTCCATTTGTTCGGGTGTTATGTTTGCAAGCATTCTATTCATAACAACAATATCGTAATTGCCTTCAAATGTTTCTTCCCTTAATGTATCGGTCATTAAACAATAATCTTTTTGCATATTGACTATTGGCATAATGATTCTATGGTAAGCGACCCCGCTTGTTTTACTTGTTATTGCTAAAATCCGCATAAAGTTTTTTTTCTGTATGGTAAATAGGTTGGTATTTTTCCCAAACTGCCTGTGCGCGTTGTAAACTTTCGTCCTTCATTTGTCGGTATTCTGTACCATTTCCAACGTCGTGTCCAATATGTTCAGAACGCAAATCAGGTATGTAATAGTTTGTAAATCCTGCAATTATTGCGCGTTCGGCATAATCGCGGTCTTGCATTCCATACGGGTCGTATTCTGTATTGTAACCGCCAATAGCGTCAATCAATTCCCTTGTTATAAAATTATTGCCAAATGGCACGTGTGTTTTATGTATTCCGTCAACCAATGGTGGCAAATCTTCAACACAATGTATGCCAATTATGCCTGTTTTTGAAACACGTTCTGCAAACATAACCCAATTTGACAACCAATTATCAGGTAAAAGAATGTCATTTGCTAATATACATACCCCGTCGTATGCGCGTGTCATATTTAAACCGGCGTTAACACCTGCGGCAATACCGCGTTTCTTTGTTGAAACATTGCAATTTGTCCAATTGTAAATGTCATACGGCACTTCGTCGCTGCCATTGTCAACCAAAAAACAATCCGCATTGTATCCCGCATTTTTAAAATTTTGGTCAACAACGCGTTTTGCTAAATCGTTTCTGTTTAGGTTTAGTAAAATTACGGCTATATTCATTTTCTTATATTTGAACCAAGTTTCCGCGCAGGTACACCGGCATATTTCATTTCAACTTCTGATTCACCTTTAAAAAAAGCGCTTGCGCCAATCATACAACCCTTTTTTATTAAACTGAATTGATGCAATACTGCGTTCAATCCAATGTTTGAGCCTTCACCGATAATTGAATGACCCCCAATCTTTGCGCCGCAGCTTATTGTTACATTATTCATTATTCGGCAATCGTGACCGATATGCGCGTGTTTCATAATAAAACAACCGTCTTCAATAATGGTTGGCACTTCAGTTCCGGCGTCAATTGTAACCAATCCGGTAACAATGTTATTGTTGCCAATAATTACTTTGCCTTTTTCTTGACCCCAATATTTTTTGTGTTCTGCGGGGTCGCCAATAATACAAAAAGCGCCAATGTAGTTATTGTCGCCTAAAATAACGTTGTCGCCAATTATGGCGGTTGGGTGTATAAAATTAGCCATTTGCTTTGGGTTTACGTCCGCGTTTTTTTATTTCTTTTTCAATTGCATTTACAACTGTTTCAAATTGTTCACGTATTGGTTTAGGTTCAACTTGTTTAGGTTGTGCCACGTACCAATTGTATAAACGCATAATCATATCAAACTTACAAGCGCCGCACCAAACAGACAATAAAAAATTAGGGTCTAAATATAAACGGTAAATGTGTTCGTACATTTGAAGTTCAGGTAAATCCAAATTTCGGATATATCCATTTTGCGCGCTTTCGTAATTGTTAATATTAGCGTCTAAAAAGTCGCGGTGT